GTCTCGGTGAGCGCGCCGCCGGTTAGATTAGAGACGATCGAATCCGAGAAGATCGCGTTGATCTGCCGGACCGAGCTTGCAGAGGTGCTGCCGGTCTTCACGCCGCTCATCGAGACGTCGTTGTTGTTGTATTGTGAGACGGTGCCAAGCGGGCGAACAATGAGAGAAGGTGAACCTTGAACGCTTCCGATACTCGTCCAGCTTGACGCCGTACCGGACCGCGAGATCACGCGAGCAAATCCGAATCCCGCGGTTGTCTGCGTAGCTTGGTAAAAGAAAACGATCAGCGGTTGAGAAGGTGCGATAGATGACGAGAACAGATCCGCGCTTCCCTTTGGATACCACGCCGGAGCCGTGTCCGATGAACTGTTGCTCTGCACGATCTTGACCTCGACGCGGGTCACGTCCGTTGACGAGGGAGCCGTGATCGAGACTCCGATGGCGTACATCGGGATCGCGCCTTGCGCCACCGGCTCTCCGTTTTGCCCCGAGATGTAAGCTGCACTCGGAGCAGACGGCGCCGTTGCGTTCGTCGGAGCCGTGCGCGAAAGCGTCGAGGAAACGGCCGAAGCCACGCCGAAGTTCGAGATGCCTCGGGCGGCGAACTCGTAGGCGACGCCGGGCGATAGGTCGTCGATCGAGGCGGCAATGCTGCCACTTGAAAGCTGATTTGCGACAAGCCATTCGCTCGCGCCGCTGCGCCGGTAGAGGATGTCGAGCGCGATCGCTCCGCTCGGCATTGCGGGAGCCGTGACCGTGATGCGTGCAAACGAGGTTCCGTCTGTCGAGAGATAGGTCGTCTCGCTCGCGAAGGTCGGCGCGTTCGGCGTAGCCGGCGCCGTCGGATCGACGCTGCCTCCGCTGACGTAGGTCGGAACCGCGGTCGCACGATTCGAGAAGCCGGACACGTTCTCGAGGAAATCGTAGGCGTTGACCCAATAGTAGTAGGTCGTGCCGATCGTGACCTCGGTATCGACGAAGCGCGAAGCGCGGACCTCGGCAATCTTGTCGGCCGCGGCGCTCGCTGGAGTGACTCCGGTCGTGTTGCGGTAAATGCCGTACTCGGAGAGGTCGGCCTCGGTGTTGTCCGCCCAGTCGAGCGAGACCGCCTTGCCGGTTCCGACCGATGCCGTGAGCGAAGTCGGAGTCGCCGGCGCCGTTGTGTCCTTGGCAACGGTCACGCTCGCCGTGAGGTAACTTGTCGCGATCTGGAAGTACGAAAGCCCGTAGATGCGGACGTCGTAGCTCGTCCCGATCCGCACGTCGCTCGAGATGTAGTCGAGCGTCTGGTCCCCGTCGACGCGGCTCCATGTGAGGTACGTCGTCGAGTTGCCCTGCTTGTATTCGATGACCACGTCGCCGCCGCTCTGAATGAACTCCTCGCTGGGAGCGGACCACGCGACCTTGATCCGCGGGAGCGCCGTGCCGTCGGCTTGGATCAGTTGCGTCGTGCCGTCCGCCGTCAGCGTGAGATTCGTCGGCGCATCGAGTGCGAACGGGTCTGGTAGCGTCGTGGTCGGAGTCGTGTCGACCTGCACCTCGTCGGACGTGCTCCAATCGTAGACCGAGGACGCGGTCTCGCGGAGCGTCATCTCGATTGCCAGTTGCGGCGGACTACCGTCGGCAACGAAGTTCCACGAGATGACCTCGAAGACCTTGGCGCTCCAGCCGAACTTCGAGAGCGTCACCATCACCGTGTCGCCGGCGCGGACTTGCATCGCATCCAAGCGGAAGCGAGCCGTGAACGTGAGTTCCTGCCGAGCGCGTAGCAGTTCGATCCGTGCGATGCGCTGCGCCGCCGAGCTCGAGGTCGTCATCGGCAGGACGACGTCGCGCCAGTAGCGGATCGAGTTGTCCTGCGTGTAGAAGGTCGTCGACGTGACGGGCGGGAAGTCGGTCGGTTGCCACTCGCTTTTCTCGGAGACGAACACGCCCTTGACCGCGTTCACCCGGTCGCGAGAGCTCGTCTTCGTCTGAACGCTGATCCCTCCGGCGAAGTCCGTGTCGGTAAGCGTGACCGTCGGGATGCGGTAGCCGGCCGCGTAAGGAACGATCTTGCCGCCCGAGTACGCCACGAGTCCGCCCATCGCGGACAAGAGCTTGCCGACGTTCTCGTCGGGCGAGGCGCTCGTGTAGAGGACGCCGTTGGTCTCGTAGCGGTTCTCGTAGGTCGCCGGCGAAGTCACCGGCTTCACCTCAACCTGCTCATCGCAGATGTTCGCCGCGGCCGTGAAGGCCGTGTCGTCGATTTCGCTCGAGCTCATGCCGAGCCCGTAGGTCGAGCTGGTCAGGTAATCGCGCAGGCAGAGCGCAGCGTTGGCCGAGTAGACGGTCGTCGTTGTCCGCGGGTCGTAGACCTTCTTGCCCTTGACCATCGCCGAGATGTTCGGGATGCCGCCGGTCCAGACCTGATCGCTCCACGTCAGGCGGACGTAGACGTAGGCGATCCCGCGCAGGCGGTGATTGCTCGTCCACTTGCCGTTCGTCAGTCCCGACGTCGCCGTCTCGAGGTTCGTCTCTACGGTCTGGGTATCGCTGCCGAGCTTCTTGTAGATGTCCGCGTAGCCGGTGAAGCGGCCGCTTGCTGCGCTGCCGGAGCCGGTCAGCGCAAGCTCGTCGTTGAAGTAGACGTCGCCGATCTCCTCGACTTCGTGGCCGGCGAGCGCAATCACGAGATGCAGGTACTCGTTCTTCGTGCCGGTCGTGCTCATGTAGACGACGACGCCGGAGACACGGGTCTCGCCGTAAACGATCTGCCGCGCCGCGATCGGAGAGCGCACCATCTGCGTCCGGTCCGCGAGCGAAGCGTCCGAGAAGCTCGGCATCTTCGGCGCAAGCAGCTTGTTCGCCGCCATGGAGCCGGCCGTGAGTGCGACGAATTGAAGAACCGCAGCAGTCGCCGCGACGTAGGTTCCATAAACCGTCGTGGCTGTTGCCACGGCGCCCGCGGGAACTCCCGCGAAGAACGCGACGACTTGGATCGCTGCTTGCGTGAAGACTGCTTGCGGCATGGTTAAACCTTCCAGACGGCCGCGGCATCCGCCGCCGGCGCGAACTTGATCCCGTCACGCCCGACGTAGGCGCCAACGGGTCCGAGACAGATCCCGAGCGCGAGCCCTCCCGGCATCTGATGCGCCAGCAGGTCGCCGCGTTGCGCCGTAGTAAGCGTTCCGCGCTGAAGCCCAGCGTGCCGCTCGGTGAGTCCGACGACGCCGCCGTACTGCTTGAGCACGCGAGCCGCTCCGAGCGCCGAGAAGTAGCGCCCACGGATTCCGTCGGCAAAGTCTCGCCCGGTAGCCATGCGGACCCAATCGGCCGCGAATAGACAGCAGTCGTTAGCGCCCCAGATGAAGCCGAGCGCACGGCGTTCCTCGATGAAGGTCGTGAGCAGCGCCGGCCATGTATCGTGCCGCTTCATTCGTAGGTCTGCTTGCTCGTCTCGCCGCCGGCGTCCCAGTCGGTCGCCTGCGTCTGGTTCGGGTTGCCCCAGTAAATCGCCTTCTCCTGAATGTCGTTGACGAACTCCAGCCCGACGTCGCCGGGGAATAACTGCTGCTGCTCCTCGTCGGTGTAGCGGATCTCCCTCGGCCGCTTGAAGTCCATGAGCTTGGACTCCGCGGTCATCGTGATCTCGGCCGTGTTCCCGTCGTCGGTGATCTGCATCACGTCCATCCGGCCGGCGAAAACCGTCACGGGAGAGGCGATCAGCGTCCCCGCCGTAGGCGAAAGCGCGCCGAACATGATCGAGCACTCGCGGCCTTGGTAGTTTTCGGTCAGCGCCAGCGAGACGTTCGCCGTCGGTACGCCGGACAAGCGCAGCGTCAGCCCACGCGCCGCGAGGTCGGTCGTTTCCTCGAGCGGTGAGATGGTGCCGAGCGTTCCGAGCCCGAGGTAAGTCGTCGAGTTGTAGACGAGGTTGCCGTAACCGCTCCAAAGGTAGACCGGCGTTGAGAAGGAAAGGCTCGCCAGCAGGACCGGCGCAAGCTGCGCGGTCGTGACCTCCGTGACCATTGAGGCCGAGAGCGACCGGCCTGCGGTGGTGATGCTCATGTCGCGATGTCCTCGACGATGGAGAAGCTGACGCCGTAGATCTTCGCGAGCTCGATCGACCAGTCGGTCTTCGATTCAGCGAGGCGAAAGACTCCGGTCGGGCTTGTGTAGGTGATCGCCGTTCCGGCCGAATAGCTCGAGCGCAAGACCGGGAACAAGTCGACGCTGCTCGTCGAGTTGACTTGGATGACCTTGTAGAGCGAGGTCGATATTTGCAGCCAGTCACCGACGGCGAAGGAGCCGCTCGCGCCCGAGAAGGTAAGCGTCGAAGTGTTGGCCGTAGCCGTTGAGACGGTCAGCGTCCCGCTCACGTTTCCTCGCGGAGACGGGTTCGCGTAGTCCTGAAACAAGAACGTGCCGCGCTGCGCTGCCAGAAGGAATCCGATCACGGCCTCGGCATCGGCCCGCACCATCGGCGGACATTCGACTTGCCCGAACCATCCCTGCCCGGGCCAGTTGTATTGCTGCGTCTGAAGCGTGAACGGCGAGACGTTGCGCGAGACCGCCGACAATCCCGTAAGCGAAAGCCTCGAGATGCGGAACGGCGAAGGCGGCGTGAGTGGATAGGTGATTGCCATAGGTCAGGCGAACGCTGCGCGATACGCGCCACCGCGGCGCACCATGTCGGGAATCTCGGCCTTCAGACGCTTGCGCTCGGCCTCGAGGATCGGAACGAGCTCTCCGCGAGAGACGCCGGAGGAAATGTTGTAGCTCACGTTGATCGTCGGCCCGCCCATCCCGCCGCCCGAGGAAAGGCGCTGGTTCGGGATAATCGACCCAGAGGCGTTCGGGACGAAGAGCTCGGGTCCCTTTTCGCCGACGACGTAAGCCGTCCCGGCTCCGACAGGACCGCCGGCGGCACGACCTCCGCCGAAGATTGAAGCGAAGAAAGACGACGTGCCGATCGCCTTCGCGAGCGGCTCCGTGATCTGCTGGCGGAAGATGAGCCGTAGCAGGTCTTGAGCGAGACCGCGGATCACCTCGCGCAGATTGTTGCCGGCGAAAACAGCATCCTCAAACGCGGAAGCGGTTACGTCTCCGGCCTGCTTCGCAACTCGTGATTGTTCGTCGAGGAGCTTGTTGAGTTGAGCCGAGACGACCGTCTGCTCCTTTGTGAGTCTGACGATATTTTCCTGCGTCGCTCCGACCGGCCCGCCGTATTCCTGATAGGTCTTGAGCGCGATGTTCGTCTCGGAAATCTTGGCGGTTAG